GCACGGGAGGGGGTTCAACGGTTGATTCAGCTGCCCTTGCTTCGGCGATGGATTCTGCCAATGCAAGTCCGACATCGTAGCACCGCTCAGGTCGCATGATGGGGGCGTCGTTAACTGGTTTGGCTGACACTGTGGGTGTGAGCACCTGGTTGCCAACGACGGCAGCAATTTCAACTTTGACATCTTCAGGAAGACGGAAAGCAGACAGAGCATGAAGCCAGTCCATAAGATCGGATCTTTGGGCCAATTCCCGCATCCTGCAGATGTAAGAATGAAGCTCAGAAGTAGACACGAAACCGCAAGCACTAGCGACATAGACTTCTGCCAACTGACGTTCGCAATCTGTTTGGGGAGATTGGAACTGATTGTCTGCACTGAATATGCCATACCAACTACGATCGAAAGAATAATCTGGTGTTTTGTCGACGCCCCGGGTTTTGTCCAGGACGATTTGACAAAACTCGCTCAAGAAGGGTGTTCCCGGGTCTGTGACCAAGAAAGACTCTACCTTGCGCGCCCAAGCCTGCTCGAGTGGAACACTAGTGATAGCGTTACTCAAGTGCATCTTTCGCATTTGTCTGGGGACATCTGCGATACATGTAAGCGTGGTCCAGGGGTCAATGAAAACTCTTCCAAGAAATGTCAGAGCTTCACCTCTTGAGACTGTACATGGCTTGTACCCCATGTTAAATCTCGCGAATTCTTTACTGAGCGTGTCAGCGTCAACGTGACCCTGTAAGGAGTCATCTCCCGCAAACTTACCCAAAAGGTCCCAGGCTTGAACATGGTTCAGACCTGTGTTTCTCAAAGCACAATAGCACACGAACCCGGTGGCAGTTGTATTACGCATGGATGTGACAGGCGATCCGGAGAGCGTACTCGAGCCAGTATTGTAACTCACACCATGTCCAGTTTTACCCGGGGCTGAGATTTCCAATTCTAAAAGCTCTAATAACTCTGCGCGATGCGTTTCACCAAATGCGGTCAACATCATTAGCCGGAACAACTTGTGTAACTCGTGCGGGAAACTACCATCCATCTTGCTGATATCACCGGACTCCAGACGCTCGAAGCGTCTGACGTAATCGATAACCGCTGCTGACATCTCAGCAGGAGCAAGACCAGAAACAACCCATTTGAGCTTGCCAAATATCTCATCATAGAACCGATAAGTATATGTTGACAACTGAGTTTTATTCTGGACCGAAGTATTCGTAATATTTCGGGGAGGTGCAACCTTGGGGTAGGCTTCGCCTTTCTGGAAAGACGATACCTTTTCTATTACTACATCCAAGACCCAACCAAGAGCTGTTCGTTGTGCAACCTGTGACGGACGAGCTTGGCGTTGCTCAACCTCATCAATGGGATAGGGGTTGAGATCACCAACTCGATCTCCGACAACTGCATTAACGAATGAGTGCATATACTCTGTGTACTTGAAAGGCAAGTTCAGAGGTGCACGTTGCTGGACAGCGTCAAGGCGGCCAGCCTTACAGGCAACATCATTGTTATAGGAACGTGCTGGAACAAACACGGTACCAAACAATGGAGGACACAGTTCCCGTAGACCCGTCTTGGTGGAATCTTCCAATAACAAAGGACCCACAGCTTGATACGTGCTCGCGTTGTCAGGGGCCGCCGCTGTTTGAGCAGGGCGGTATGCCAATTTGAGTCCGTTTTCAAAGCAGTCAAATAACAACAGTGATGTGTGGGTAGCTCCCGTCCCATGATTCTTGGAGAGAAGACGCTCAAGATCGACAGGCGCCCTCTTCTCAGAAGTCTCATAACGCAGATAGGCAGCATGCCAATCTACGTCGAGGATGGAAGCACACAATGTGCTGTTGGTACGTGAAACGTGGTGAACACACCCAGAATTATCGTTCGTTCGCATGTAAGCCACATTGTGATTAGCAAGCAGCTGACGGCGTTCGATTGGATTCTCGGCATGTCCCTTCGTGGTGGAAAGGATGAAGTTCAGAAATCTGCCTAGAAGTGTCAATGACTTCCAACGTCTCCTCTCTGTTTCGACAACTATGCTATCCATGATACGCTTTGGGGTAAAATGGATTAACCGGTGATTGGGATCAGCGGTAGCCTTACTATCCACGTTGTAAACAACGTAGGCGTCCTCAGTCGGATTATACAACATGCAATGATCCACATTGTAATCCCATAACTGATGGCGGTAAGTAGCACCTCCGTTAACTTCCATGACAATATTACCGTCGTCAGTAGTGAACCAGGTATAATCGTCATGTTTTCCGGCAGGTTTGTCGGGAGCAAAGGTGTACATAGTAACAGGTACTCCAGCTCGCAAGTAGTCATTGATATCAACGTAATAATCAACGTCTACAAACATTAGGTGATGGACGTGGGGGTCGAAGTCATCGTCCCTCTCAGGCATCAGGTAGTCTTTCGTGAAGTAGTGTTGTCTACAGCCGTTCACATTCGGATCTCGCATATCAGCACTACTCATGGACACCGAGTAAGGTTTGCGACCTGTGTCCATGATGAAATTCTTAATGAAAGAATTGGCTGCTGACCTGTCGTACGCAGCTTCAGGATGCGTATGGGCAGTTGGTTTCTTAGGGGGGTAAGAAACACGAGCTCGAGAAAATAATTGGCGGGAAACTCCACTTAACTCCACAGCCTCAGAGCTGTCCAAAGGAACTGGACAACCCGAAAAATCCCAACAGGCAGCGATTATGTACTGGGCAACGTACACACTCGCCGATAGAGCGCTAGAGTATTTTCCATAGTTCAATACAGCGATACTCAAAATGGCATCGATGACGACCGTGGAAGTAAACAGCTCCCATATCCCGAACAGTTCAAGTCTCATGAAGAAGTGGGGACACCACTCAACACAAAACAAGACCGTAGAGGCCAGCAGAATTACCATTCCCATCAGCAAGCCGTTGCCAGATGAGAGCATCCCTCCCTGACGGGAGAGGCATCCAGGAAAATAAATCCCGGGGGGAGGACGAACAAAGCGTAAGACTGAG